TGTTGAAGGCATTGGAGTAGAGAAAAAGGCCCGCCTGAGTAAGACGGGCCTGGTTCTTTAGCCTACGTTGCGCTTTTTAAAGAACTCTCGAGTTTCTGTTTTGTTTTTGTTGGTGATTGATTTCTTTGATGGAGGTTTCCATTCAGAGCCAGTAACTTTTTTGAATGCGGCTTTTGCTAGAGCGTGGACTTCCTCAAAGACTTCCTGTTGAGCTTCACGAAACGTAATCTGCTCTTGAAGTTTTAAGAGCTTGTATTCGTCGTTTTCTTCTACTGCCTCTCTAGCTTCGCCTAAGATGTCAGCTATGGCTTTAGTTTGATATTCAATATTGTTTCGACTTGTATAGCACAAATCCCGAATCGTTTGGGAGACTACCCATTCCGGGGTGTTCTTGTGAGACAAAAGATTTACAAGTTCTTTAAGATTTTCCATTGGTTTTACTTATCCTCATAATAAAAATATGACAGTATTGTCACGCACAGCTGAGGTTCCAGAAAATTCGAACTGTCCACATAATTATGCACACAAGGCATCAACACCAGCACAACAGAAGACGGCAAGAAAGAACGCAAGCCCCCGCACAACAGTCATACATAATTCTGTTGACAGCAGAGAATAGGGCGCACTTGCGCCCGGTTTCTGGATACCGTGACGTGACAATACTGGCATGCTTATTTTTATTGAGGATCAGTGAAACCAATCCTTGGAAAAGCTTGAAGAACTTCCTTGTAAATCTACTGGATCACAAGGGCGCACCGGAATGGGTTCTGAGTCGAGTTAATGATTCGGGATTTGTGCTATTCAAGTGGGATGGCGGGTGGGATGTTTGTGTATATATTGGATATCAAACTAATATATGTAGCCATAGCTGAACTCTTAGGCGATGCTAGATATATGTAGGCAATAGAAGAAGACGATGAATGCTTTAGCTCGCCTAACTGAAAGTGCAGATTACGTTTTGTGACGATCAACGGTTAGGCTTTGACGAAGTCTACGCCCTAGTGAAAGCCTCAGAAGTTACTGGATCTGAATGGACACCGGAGTCAAAGGAAGCGTGAGCCTACAAAAACAGGCAACTCGGGAGTTGTGTAAAAAGCGCTAGGTAGGCTTGGACCAGGCTCGTTGTCTCAGGCGTCTCCTTTTTGAGACGGAGATGCTATGGTCCGGGTGCTGGGCAAGCTCGATCTGTAATTAAATAGTGTGTTCGCTTCTAAAACTTAATATGTGCGAACCTTCCGTCTAAAATAAAACGCTTGACATTAGCCGCCAAATCCCCCCTATATACCCCCCAGCGGGGGTGCAGGGGGAGAAAGGAGAAAAGGTCTATGTCATCCGGTGGTAAGGGTTATCTCAGTAAGAATCACCCGGACTTCAAGACAAAACTGGACGCAGCTGAAGACAGAAAGAAAAGACTGTCTCCTCTGCGTAGACGTATCATCGAGCACATCGTGGCTACAGGTGATAACCAAAGCGCAACCGCTAGAGCATTGGAATGTAACAGGGTATCAGTCGCCAAAGCTCTGGCCGACCCAAGAGTACAGGAGGAATTGCACAGGCAAGTAGGGGATAAGCTTAGTCTAGCCTCCGCCATAGCTGGCAATACTCTGGTAAATCTGGCATCAAAGGGTAAGTCGGAGTACGTACAGCTACAAGCTGCCGACAGTATTCTGGATCGTACAGGATTCAAACCGCCTGACAGGCAGATGCATGCAGTCCAGGGGGATATACGTATCAGCATCGACTTGGGGTAGGGGGGTTTAAAAACCTTGCCGGGTCGCGAGTATATGTCTAGTACACGCATTTTTTTCTCTCAAGGTACTCTTCCAAATATTTTATTTTTGTTGTAGGGTTTTCCTGTCTTGAAAATATTTTTTTATGGGAAGGTGATT